GTTTGCCCAGGTTCCTTCGGGTTACATCACATGACTTTCCTCTTCTCAGCTCGTTATGTCCTCCTCACTTACGCTCAGTGCGGAACGCTTGATGGTTGGGCCGTTTCAGACCATTTGTCAGCGCTTGGAGCTGAGTGTATCGTCGGACGAGAAAATCACTCTGATGGAGGTACTCACCTCCATGCTTTTGTGGATTTCGGAAGAAAGAAGCAATCCCGACGACCCGATTTCTTTGATGTCGGAGGCCACCACCCAAACATTGCGCCATCTAGAGGTCGTCCGGAGCGCGGTTATGACTATGCAATCAAGGATGGAGATGTTGTTGCAGGCGGGTTGGCGAGGCCGGGCGGAGGTGGATTACCTGAAGTTGCGAATAAGTGGAGCGAAATTGTCGCGGCAGAAAGTCGAGACGAGTTTTTTGACTTGCTTCGACAGTTGGATCCGAAGACGCTTGTCACTCGTTGGACCGAACTCAACAAATACGCCGACGCCGCCTACGCCCCCACCCCAGAACCCTATGTGGGTTCCGATGGGAAGCAATTTGAGCTTGGAATGGTACCTGAGTTGGCTCGATGGGGAGAACAGCTTGTTGCGAATGATCCAATAGAGGGTAAGTGTTCCCCCCTCCCTGGCCCGCCGCGCGGCGGGCACGGGGGGATTTCCGGGGGGGCCCCTGCCCCTCCCTCTCGCCCTGCGGGACTCACGCCAAACCAGTGCTAATTGTTTAGGCAGAATGCGCAGTCTGGTACTCTATGGTCCTTCACGACTTGGAAAGACTATTTGGGCTAGATCACTGGGCCCACACGTGTACAGTATGGGCATCGTGTCCGGCAAGCTTCTCCTGCGTGATGCACCGGGAGCTGCGTATGCTGTGTTTGACGATATGCGAGGTGGTATTGGATATTTCCATTCATGGAAAGAGTGGCTCGGGGCACAGAGTGTGGTCACGGTCAAGGAACTTTACCGAGATCCCGTACAACTTGTATGGGGAAGACCTTGTATCTGGTTGGCTAATAGGGATCCAAGATTGGAATTGTGGGCTGACTTGACCGACCGGTCAGCAGCTAGTAAGCGAGACATGATTCAGAGCGATGTTGATTGGTTGGAAGCAAACTGTATTTTTGTTGAGCTGCAGGAGCCTATCTTTCGTGCCAATACAGAGTAGCGCTAGGATTAAACGAAAGTTGATCTGCTGAGGTAGACCCACTGCCTGCTGCAATGATGTCTATCACGTAGTAGTCACCCATGCCCCTTTTGCCATCCACAGAGTAAATGGCCTCATCCTTCTTCTCGCCATTCTCGTCGTCGTCGTAAACTAGGTTCTTGTTCATTGGATGCCAGCGGATGAATTCCTTCATCATTCCGTTGGAGTTTCCGCAGCGAATAGGAGTGGTTTTGTCGTACTTAATGCTGAGACGCGTGTTGTCGGTCTTCGCATTGAAGGGATTGTTCCAATCGACATTCTGAGCACCCTTGAATAAAAGCGGGACTAGGTTGTTGTACAGGTTGGACGCTACGCCTGTGTTGCTGACAACACGAGCCCAACCGTTGCTAGTTTCAAGCTGGAGCTTGTAGGCTGACTCGTTCCATGCGTTGATGTCGTCACCCTTCATGGTAAAGCAAATGCGACGCCATTGCCATGGCATGCCTGTGTTTGTTTGGATCTGGATGCGCTCTTTCAAGCCACGCATGTAGCATGTAGTGGCGGTGCGATCGGCTGAGTTGAACACGTTGCCAGAGGCTGTGCCAATTGTGTTGTCACGAGCGGTGGCTACCCACGGGAAAATGTAGGTGTTGCCTCCCTGCAAGAGGGCGGCGGTGTTGCTGAAGGTGGTTCCACCAAAAGGAGTGCCGGCCACTGTATTAGTGTTCACGAGCATGGTGTCCTGCTTCTTCCGGGACGTAATATTGAGCAACCTCTTCCTGCTCATCGCGTACCGAGGGCGGCTGATAGTTCGTTTCCTTGAGTAACGATAGGGCGCTCTTGAACTCGGCGTTCGCCTTTTTGCCCTGTATGAGGAATACCTCGGTCGGGCGTACCGGCGTTTGCGGAGATAAGGCATCGGACTTAGCGGGGGTAGTGGGGTTAACGGGGGTATCGGACATGATTGAAAATCATGAGAGGAAAGGAGACGGGTATTTATAGTTGGGGTCGTCACCCGTCACCTGGGCTATAACATTA